GCGTCCCAACATTTCTCTTGCAGTGGCTGCTTTGTTTGCGAGGATTGCGACGTTGACGTTTCCGTTGAAGATGACATACCAAAGTAAATATGATGTAACAACAGTGGACTTACCAGACTGTCGTGGAAGCTTAGCAATATTGAATCGGTTATTGTGAAACCGATCCACCATCTCTTCTTGGAAGTCATACAGATCAAACGGTATGACACCCTCATCTAGAGAAACAATCTTAATATACTTCTTAATAAAGTAGACAGGATCTTTACTACATTTAATGAACTCTTCTACCTGTTTAGGTGTGAAGTTCGTAGAAACATTTGCCTTCTTTAGATTAGGATTGCCAAGATATATCTGATTCTCAGCCATAAATTAGAATGGTCCTGCAATTTGATCAGTTGTAGTTCCGTGTCCCAACTCAGGAAGTGGATCACCTACACTAGGTTCTATGACATCATCGATGTCTGGTGGTGGAGGTAGTGTACCTAGTTCGTATCTAATATCTCTTAACTCTTGAAAATCTTTTTGCTTTGTACCTCCATCATATGCCCAAGCATATCCTTCTTCGATCATCTGTTCATTCAAAGAAACTAATTCCTCATTAATATACAACCAGCCAAGGAGTCTACCATACTTACCCATACCACCTTTAAGTTCAGTACGGATTGTAAGTTCATCTCCATCACCTGCAATAGTATCTTCTAACTTCTGCTTTAACCAATTAGTAGCATCAATTCCTAATGCTTTCTCTTCTAAATCCCTTGTCCTCTTCTCTGGGGTGTCTACTCCCGCAATTCTTACCCGTTCTTTCTTGTATAAATCGAATCCAAGATCTATGGTGACATCTATCGTGTCTCCGTCCAGTACCTTGTTGATCTCCGTCACTCGGAAGTTGTAACAACTCTTCCTTGATGGGGGGGTCATCGCTCCCATAATCTAGCTCCAAATTATCTATCGCACTATTTATACTCTGTTCTACTGGTGTCCTATTCTGCTCCGACTGGTAGTCCCTGATCTTCTGCTGCCATTCGTTCCCCAGTTGAGTGGGGCTGGTCGCTAATAACGGGATTAGGATACCAATCATCATACTTGAAAATTATGTAGATACAAATAGATACACCGATTAGGAGAATCCCAATCATAATGTTAATCGACCATAGTATCATAGCACGGAAGAGTAATCGTTTCCTTCCTTAAAAATACTATACACGCTATGCGGGTGATTGTGAATATATTCAACGTCTTCTACGGCAATCATTCTTGCTTCGAAGGAATCTTCGGCAGTTACACAAACCTCTTGTCTGTGTCTGGTATCGTCAAGATAACCAACGGTATAATGGGACATTACGATCTTTCGAGTGTCCCAATTATTTATTCCTTCTTAGGGCATTGTGTGGAAATATGGTCATAGCTTCCACACTTCTTACAGCAGTCTTTTTTCTCTGCTATGAACTCCTTAAAGGACTTCATTTTCCTGATACTGCTTTGTATGCTTTCTTAGCAAATGATACTGTGTCCTTGACACCTTCCTTTGCTCCTTTAGCAAATTCCTTAGCACGTTTCTCAGGTGCTTTACCCTTAGCACGTTGCTTCTTGTATGCTGCTTTAGCATCTCCTACTGCTTTGTTATGCTTCTCAACACCCTTCTTAACATAGGATGTTACCTTACTTAGAACACCTTCTTTCTTAGCAGGTTTCTTAGGTTGCTTAGCTTTCACTGTCTTAACAGTAGCAACAACCTTCTTCTGTGTAGCAGCTTTCTTCTTAGCAGGAGCCTTCTTGACAGCAGCTTTCTTAGGTGCGTCATCTTCATAATTTGTATTGTCTTCGTCACCATACTTATTCTTGGCAGCAGTGGTCTTAGCATACTCACCTTTACCTGCTGTCTTACGTGCAGCATCACCAGCATCAACCTTTGCTTTAACCTTCTCATATGAAGGTGCATTTGCTGCTGCTTTCTTTGCTGCTCTTACTGCTTCCTCAAGATATTCTGTTGGAGGATTTACTACAAAGTCAGTAAATTCTTCTAGTCCAATCTCTTCTACGATGAGATCGATACCTTCTTCGTTTATACCTTCTTCAACAAAGAAATCAGTAGCTACTTCTATGCTTGATTGTACCCATTCCTCAGTCAATACTGCCTCAGGATTAGAGTCTACTAGGTACCGTGAAAAACTTTTCATTAAGCTGCTCCTTTGTTGTGGTCTGGGTGTCTAGGACAATTGTTTTCGTGTTTATCTATCCAAGCCTTAGCGTTCCAATGATTCTTTGGAGACTTAAGACCGCAGTATACACACTCATACTGTCCACTTTCTAACAGTTTAGCCATTAGCCAATTCCTCTGCTTTCTGATTCCATTCGGCAAATGATGAACTGCAATCAGGGGGTTGTGGGTATTTATATCCTTTCATCTTCCTCCATTTATTATGGAGTGCTCCCATCATCCAAGACTGACTGAGACTCTTTGGTCCATTCTCAAGAAGATCTAGTTCGTACCTACTGCTAGTGTACCCTTTATACTCTTCTCTCCAATTGGAATCGTCCCACTCAGTTGTCATAATGAAAGCTCCTTTTCTTAGTGTTTTTAGGATGTTTAGCACTTCTGACTTTATTGTCAGTAGTTTCACCATCTCCTCTAGGATGCTGACCTGCTTTTGTCTTACCTATATTGTAAGATGAACCAGGTTTCTTGGACTGAGTATCGTGTAAGCGTGCAGGTTTGTCCTTATCTTTTGTGATAACAGATTCCTGTCCGTGTTTTCTACCAAACCTACGAATGAGTTTGCCGTGCTTACGCTTTGACATTCCCTTACCAGGAGTGGTATGATACGATACTTCACTGCCCTGTTTGCCATCATCGTACTTATACTTTCCAACACTCTTCTTGTAACCAATACCCTTCTTCTTAAGATCTTTCTCAAGACCCTTTCGTTTCTTGCGGTTCTCGGTCTCACTGTCACCACGGTCAGCAGAAATGTGACCAGTGACTTGAGTCTTGGATTTGCTTACGGCTCTGGCTAGTCCTCCTTCGGAGATGAACTTCCCAAATGATAGCATACTATACCCCTGAGTGTGAAGGTTCATATCCACCCCCTTGACATCATTCCCCTTCTGGGCTTGCTGTACCTTAAGTCTTTGCTGTTGAATTTTCTTAATATTTAACATTAGCTGCCTTCTATCAAGCATCGCACCCTTCTTCTGGATGAGGTTTAATCTTGCACTTGAACTAGATGGTGCTGCATTATTAGATGCTGCCCTAGCAGGAGGACGCTTTTCCTTCTGCGGTTTGATTGTTAAATTTTCTGTGGGTGATTTACCGTTAGCGTCTGGCATATCAGCCTCCCACTACTTGTACCTGTTCTACTACAACACCACCGCTTCCAGATCCTGCGGTTAGTTTAACCACTCTGGAAATTACAGGTATGTTACCAGCAGTAGCATCAGCAGCAGATAATGCATAATCACCTGACGATGAAGATGAATCAATATCAGTTGTAATAGTAGTGGCAGTAATAGCAGTTACTTTCTTTCCGTCAGCAATAGCAGATTCATATGCAGCGACAAACCCATCAGTATCTCCACCGTCTAGGGTCTCTACATAATCTCCAACACTAAATGTGTGGCGACCACCATTCGAATATCCTTCAACGGTTATTACTGAACCGTTAGCATCAGTTGCACCAACAATCTTGGAGTGCTTTGCTTTACCTGCAGAAATTAATAATGCTTCTCCAGCTGCAAGTGTGATAGCAGGACCCGCGTCAACTTGAATACTAGATGCTGCAGCGCAGTAACATCGTAGTGTACCCGTCTTCACTTTGATATAACCAGAACCTGAGGCACTGATTGTTTGCGTATCTAATACATTTAATACTGACATCGATTTCCTACCTATACTAGATTATTTATCCTGTTGGGACTTTAGAAATTTAGCAAGATCAGCTGTGCTCCCAACGAACATAGTATTATTTGTAACTGGACCAGAGATTTTAGCTGGACCCTCCTCAAGTTCTTGCATTTTCTTTTGGAGATCTATTAACTTATCCGTGGTATCTGCCACGTTCTTGATTAAGTTACCAGCAACTTCATATGATCTAGGTGAATCAGTCTGTCCAGCAACTTCAAGAATACCATCAACAGCCTCCTGTCCTTTCTCTATAAGAGAATAGAGATTGCCTCTAGTGTACTCATAATCTTTGCTGACCTGTTCCTGCTTCTGTAAGATGCTAGGGTCTGGTCCGACATCAACGATATCAGTCTTTTCTTTAGGTATAATAGATGTTTCTATATCGAGAGCATCTTCCATACCCTTAAACTTATTCGTCAACTCCTGTGACTGGGTTTCTTGAGAGTCCATCCTGGAAATCACTAGTTAGTTCATTAAATCCGAAGTTATCATCTGGGTCTGCATCAACAGGATCAGGTGTAACAGTATACCTGACTTCTCTTGCAGCAGTTACCTTACTGTCGGTTGCAGTATCGACAATAGCCTTCTTAATAAGTCCTCCAGCAGATGTGACAGGACCGTATAAGTATGTCTTACAGGTAAAGGACATTGTATATATCAGAGTTCTTCTCGTTGTATAGTCACCTTCGTAATCATCTTCATAAGAACAAGAGTTTAATACAACTGGGAAGTCTTTAACATCACCAAGTTCAGGTACCAACTTAATAGTTAGACTGAATACTGGTTGAAAATATGGTAAGATCTGCTCAATAATTTGCAGACCATCATCCTGATTCTTAGCAAGAATTGCTAATTCAAAATCTATATTATAAGGTACTGGCATAAATGCCTTCTTCACTGCAGCAGTACCTTGTGTTTCTGGCGGTGAATACCTTATAGTTTGTGTTGGTGAAACCTTTCTTGTACTATCATATGCAAAGTTTGTTATCTCAAATGATATTCTAGGTAAGGTAATCTGTGTAGCTTGCTTACCAGTAAGGTTTCCAGTTTGTTGGAGACGTGCTAAAAACTTTTGCTTTGGACCATATGCCAAAGGCACTTTCATATATTCATAATCCGTAGCAGTTTTCTTCCTACGTATTTCAATATTATTGAATAGTGTACCGAAGGCGACAACGGTCTTTCTGAATATTTCGTTGTATGTATACGTACCTAACATAGTTAATTAGCCTGTCCGAATTCGCCAAATGGATTTCCTTCACTAAAGTCAAGGATACCATCTGCCTGTGTTTCAAGTGTAAAGTTCTGATCAAAGTCAGAGCTAGTATTATTTAGGGTATTATATGAGGCTGTAGTCCAAGCAGCACCAGATGTTTGACCAGTAATGGTCTCTGGTATTGAGAATATTCCAGTTCTATTAAACAATTGAAGTTGTCTATTAGTACTATCCCAAGCCTTAACTTCAGCAGTTACATTAGATGTACCACCAGCAACTACCTCACCAACAGTGAAGTCATTGGTACCACCCTCAGCAAAGTTGACTGTAATAGCAACAGAGAAGTCCTGTTCGATCTTATCTATAGCAGCAACACCAGTTGCAATGGTCTCATCACCAAACTCAAAGAGTTCACAACGTAATGTCCAAGTATGGATCTTACCTAACTGGAAGAACGGTTGCTCATAATCAACGTATTGTATTTGAAATAATTTATTTGCTAGAGGGAAGTAAACTAAATCTCCTTCATTTGGTCTACCCTCTACTATTAATGTAGCATTATCATCAACTGCAGCAGTGAATCTAGTACGTGATATAACAAAGTTAACCTGATCTGATATACGTACACCAAACTTACTGTACATATCTCCATCACCACCAAACCCATTCACACTCTCTACGTATGCTTCTATTTCATATGCAGCATTAAACGCAGATAAACTATCCTCAGTAAATACCGTATTCTGGTTTACTAAGGATCGTGGCATATAGTACACATTTTTACCGAACATTTTTATCTGTTCTATAACAAGTTCTCCAACGAGATCCTGTTCACCAGTAGTACCTTGTGTAAAATAAGTGTTAGTTGCCATTAGCCAATCATATCTAGTGGTGGAGTTTCATAAGTAAGTCTCAACTCTTCTTCTAACTTAGTAAGTTCCTCTACTGCATCACTATAAATCTTTTCACCGTTAAGAGTAACTCCGCCAGGAAGTTGTACATTCTGGAATTTAGTGAGGTTCATTCCCCACTGCTTCTTAATCATAGAAGTTGAATAATCCTTTAACCAAACTGCATTGTATATCTTAGTCCAGTTAGTAGGATCTAATGCACGTACACAATCTATAATTACATAGTCACCTTCTATCACATCAGTGTCAGCATCAAAGTCCATATAGAGACGACCTTGAGTTGGCATAAATCTGGTAGGTTTCATTCCTTCTAAGAGGAAGTTAATAGTTTCCAAATGAGTTTGGATCATAAAGTAATGATAGAACTGTGTAGATGTAAAATCATACAAGTCATTCAATCTTATCTGATACCTAATATCAAACATATTAGGTGTACCCTTATCTTGGAAAGTAAATATGCCATTCACACTTCTAATATGATCAGGCATTATTATGTAATTATTCTGAGTTTTAAACTCAGTGGTACTATCAGCACCAAGTTCAGTAGTATCAGCAGCAAAATTAGCTACATCAGTTGCTGTAAATTGATGTTTTAAATAAACTTTTTCAGCACCTTCGTAATGAAATTCTTGGAATTTTTCAATAGAATAATCTAGAGCATCATCTATCTGGTCATCGGAAACATTAATCTCCAATACTGGTTTACCCAGTCTCCGAAGACAATACTCCTTAAGAGTTGCTTTTGAATTTGGTTGTGCCATTTACTTATCTTGTGAGAGCAGCGAGTGCAGCCTTAATATGTGCAACGGTTGTTACACTAGCGTCATTACCAATAGCATTTAATTCAGTGTAAATTGCGTCAATGTCAGTGTCGTTAGTACCTGACTGAGTACCTTGTGCAGCAGTTGCATATGCAGATGCAGCAGTGGTAGCAGCAGTGCCGAGTCCAAGGGTTGTCCTTGCAGCAGCAGCGTCTGCGTCATCAATTAAAGTTCCACCAAAGGTGCTTACAGCAGACGCAGCGAGTGCATTAGTTGCTAAAGTACCCTGTGCAGCAGTAGCGAAGTCTCCTGTAGCAGAAACAGCAGCAGTTCCAAGACCAAGAGTGGTTCTGGCAGCAGCAGCATCTGCGTCATCAATTAGAGTTACACCGAATGCACTGACAGTAGAAGCAACGAGTGCATTGTCTGCCTTAGTACCTTGAGCAGCAGTTGCGTATGCAGTGCTTGCAGTGGTAGCAGCAGTGCCTAAACCAAGAGTGGTTCTAGCAGTAGCAGCGTCAGCATCATCAATC